AAAGAGATGCGCTTTGCTGATGTTGTGAATACTACGACGCAGAAGCAATTGCGCGTAGCTTTGATAGAGGGAATCCAGGAAGGCGAAAACATTGAGAGTTTGAAGAAGCGGGTTCAGGGGGTTTTCGAAGGTACGGTGCGCGGTTCTGCCTGGCGGTCGAGGCTGATTGCCAGAACGGAAGTGATTGGCAGCTTCAACTTTGCGTCGTTGCAAGGCTATCAACAATCGGGCGTGGTCACCCAAAAGGAATGGTTGACGGCACTTGATGAACGTGTGCGCCAGAGTCATCGTGATGCTAATGGGCAGATTCGTAAATTGGATGAACCCTTTGATGTCGGTGGTTCCCCGTTGATGTTTCCAGGCGATGGTGAGCATGGTTCAATGGTGGAAGTGATAAATTGCAGGTGTACATTATTGCCATTACTTGAATAATTATAACAATAGGAGATAAATTAAATGCCATATCCAGCAAATTATACCGACACGTCACAAAGTAGTAACGAACGAATCCAGAACAGGCGGGTTTTGTCTTGGTTATCTGCGTGCGAAACACACAGCCTTCGGCTCGCCGATGGTCATCTGCGGTGAAAGACCCGCCTGTTAGGCGTGTGGTTTCGGTTGATAAACCCGCCTGTTCGCAGATAACCATTCGGCCTTTAAGGTGACAAAACCCATGGTCATCTACGGTGAAAGACCGTCTGTTAGGGTAGTCATATGGAAAATGTAGCAGTAATGACTCAGATACAAGAAGCGCGACGCTTACACAATTTAGGCAGTATTTCAGACCAAGCGACGGCGAATGGTTGGCAGATTTTGTTATTGACTGAATTGCGAAAGCTAAACCACCAGATAGAGCAATTGCTTGAGTTGTATAACCAATCACTGAAAGCATGGCGGGAAATGGGAAACAAATTTGATGATTTCTTGTCGGCGAATGCTACGTCGTCGAAAGCAACTAATGGTCATCTACGGTGAAAGACCGTCTGTTACGCAGAGGGAGGAAAAAGACAGATGCCCGAAAAGATGTATAAAATATACAAAGCAGATATAACTAGCGTTGATGTGGAAAATTATACCGTCGATGCTACAATTAGCACGGAAGCTCCAGACCGTGATGGCGAGATTGTGCTTGCGGAGGGCATTCAAAAACGGTTGGCAGAATATGAAAAGCACCCGGTATTGTTATCTTGCCACAATTGGCAAGATTTACAAAAAAATATCGGGCAAACGGAAACGGTTAAGATACAAGATGGCAACACTAAAGCGACGTTTCAGTATTTTGCCGGTAAAGGTAACGAAGAAGCGGACTGGGGTTTTCAATTGGCACAAGAAGGGATTGCGGCGTACTCGATTGGGTTTATTCCTCATGAATGGCGAGATCCTGATGAAACGGAAAAGAAAGCCGGCATCCAACGGGTTTATACCGATATGGAGTTGCTAGAAATTAGCCAGGTGATTGTACCGAGCAATCGGGATGCTTTGCAGGTTCGGCAAAAGATGGCCGGGATTGAAGCAGAATTGTGTGAGAAAACGATGGCGAATGAGAATTTAGCACCCCACTTGATAGAAAAGAAAAAGGGAACTGATGTGCCACAAAGCAAAATAGTGGAAGATGGAATAGACGAAGGCGATGCAGGTGGAAGAAAGCACGTTTCAAAAGCCAATATCGGCCGGTGTAGCGGTATCGAACTTCCCTGGAGTGTATCCACTCCCACGGATGAAAAGTGGTTTTCAAAGGCCGATAGTGAAAGGCCGTGTAGTGCGTGCTCTCTCCCGTCACGCTCTCTTCACAGAGGTATAGTTGAGATACGAGGTGATACTGAAATAGCCGAAGGGCATTTTCACTATTTCATGCTATCTAAAGATAGCAATGACGTCATCGCCGGGGGAACCATAGATACGATCAATGAAGATGGCGGCGAGCTCTACTATGATGACGAGGGACATCATTGCCATCTCATTGTTAGTCGAGAAGGGTCATCTACGGTGAAAGACCGTCTGTTGATGACAGCGGAAATGCGGGACCATACCCATGGTATTTGGGCTTTTAAAGGATTAAGCACCGCAGGTGACAATTCGGCCGGTGTAGCGGTATCGAACTTCCCTACAGGCGTGTCTATAAACGCAGATGACAATAAGCAGGTAATAATCGAAGAGTCAATTACAGCCGTCGAGGATGAAACGTCGGCCGGTGTAGCGGTATCGAACTTCCCTGAAGATAACCCTGAGCCAGTTACAGCAATCGACGATGAAATATATACGAAGTTAAGAGAAACTTTTCAACGCAGTCGTGAGATTTTAGGCATATGATAGAACATCAAAATTGGAAAAATTTCAAACACGCGGCAGAACATCTGAATTACGCTACAATAATTCTGACTATTCGTGCTGGTATACCGCAAACTTACAACGTTGTGGGCAAAAAAATAATCATAAACCCGCCTTCCGTGAAAGCAAAATCACTTTCCGGCAGTGGTATCACGGAGGGAAAAAATAATGTCGGAGACAGTAGCAACACCTCAAGAGAAAGAAAACTTGATGACAACGATTGCGCAACTCAATGACAAGCTCACGACAGTTCAAACGTTGAGTGAGCGTATGGAGGCAGTTGAAAAGCAAATGGTTGATGCCCAAAAAATCTGGGAACAACCACAACCGCGGAAAAAGGCAATCGCGGTTGATGAAACAGGTGATTTCAACGACGTTGTTTGGATGGTGGAGCATAAAGGCTTCAAGGGACTTGAAGAGGCTATCCAGATGCCGATTGGTGAGAAAGCGAGTGAGAAGGCATTTCGGTTGAAGGGGCTGTGGGATAACCTTTGGATGACTCATCATTTGCTTGCAGGCGCATCTCAACTAACTGGCAAACGCTATATAGCGCAAGAGACGGGGGCATATAAGGCATTTGATTCATATGTCGAACATGTTGGAATCAAGGACGCTATGGCGACTTCGCTGACGGGCGCAGGTGCGGAATGGAGGCCGCAGATGTGGTCTTCTGAAATGCAAGAATATTATCGCTTAGCACGGAATGTGCCTCAACTATTCAGTGAAATTGAAATGCCTTCTGATACCTACACCTGGCCTCTACAGACAGGTGTAATTGAAGTCTACAATGCGCCGCAGTCAACATCTTCAAGCCCGACGGCAATCACCGCAAGTAATATGAATACGGCGGGGATTACGTTCACGGCGCAAAAACCCGCAGGTAGAATGTTATGGTCGGGAGAACTGGATGAATCTTCCGTTATTCCGATACTTCCAACCTTACGCGCAGAAATCCCAAAAGCCATCGCCGAAGGGTGGGAAGATGCTATCATCAATGGCGTCAAGGTAGGTACAGCGCATATTGACACTGGCGACACTTATGCTAATGACCACGTTCGTAGAATGTGCCATGGTTTGCGTTATCATGCTAATGCTCAAAGCGCCGAGTATGATGTCACGACCGGAACAACTACTTATGCTTATAGTGACCACGGCGAAGTGCAAGCATTGATGGGCAAGTACGCTGGTTTCAACTCACCTTTGGAAGAATTTGTCTGGATAGCTTCAATGAAGGCTTATCTCAAAGCTGCGATGTTTGATGAATTAACTAAAGTGCAGCATGTGACGGCACAGTACGCTACTATTCTGCGTGGTACGGTGAATTTCATCAACGGTTCACCGGTGTTGGTTAGCGACAAGGTACGCCAAGATTTAACGGACGCCGGGATTTATGATGGTGTTACTACTGACTATACGGAGATTCTCGGTGTTTTTCGCCCAGGGTTTAAGCGTGGTACTCGACGTAGGCAGACTTTAGAAGTGGTACGCATTGCTCGAACTGATCAATATGAAATTGTGGCAATGGAACGTGGCGACTTCCAGGCGATGTTTACGGGTTTAACCAGTGGTGAGTCATTAGCTGGTGCTGGCATAAAGATTTAAGGGAACTAAAGATGGATATTCCAAACAGACGGTCTTTCACCGTAGATGACCATATATTGCAACGTTCAATAAATGATATGATGTTGAGGCAGCGGTTATTTAAAACCGTTGCCCAACATGAGCGTATTATCCGCAATGCGGCAGATACTTTAAATATATCCGAAGAGCGTGTTGTGCAAATTGTCAAATCTATGAAACATCGAAGTTTGATGAATCCCGACCACGCACTACGAGAGATATTGAATACGATTGCGAAGGATGAGAACACTCAGGATATATTGGAAGATTATACTAAATTGAGAAAATATGAAGGTCGGTTACATAAGTAACAGATCGCTTCCTTTTATCGCGTCTCAAGTAGGCCTTGGTACGTTTAGGCGTGTATAGCCGAGAAGGAGCGACACAAGGAGGAAATTAAAATGGGTAATTTAAGCACCGCACTCAAGGATTTATATAGCCTTGAAACACATTTTGGCATGCGAAGTGCCGAAGATAATGGTTTGTTAGATGTTATTGATGAGTTGCGTCTGGCAGCTGGTATCAATGACCAAATGCAAATAAATGACTGTGAGACTGTTGGAGATTGGACGGAAGAAACTGCTGGTGGAGCAGCCGGTGATGGCGTCTTTGATGTCACCGCGGATACAACTAATGAAAGAGTTGGTACTTCAGGCATGTTGCTAACGGCAGCGGCGGGTTATGTAGCCGGCGGTACTGAGTATATGATTACCACAGATTATATTAATGGTTCAGCAGTACCTGGTAAGAATGCAAATGGTCAGCCAGTTCTTGACCTTCGACGGTATGATTTTCTTGGGGGTTGGAACTTTGGCATAGCAACTGGCGGTTATGGTACAGCTACAGAGTTAGAAATAGCAATAAAAGATTTAAGTAGCGGCGTTGCAACATGGTCAGCGGGGCAGGATATGAATGTTGCTCCGGCAGATGATGTA